GTGGTAGGTAGGTAGGAGATGATATGCAAATGTTTGTTTGTTTTTGTGTTTTCGTGGTGTCAATCTATTCTAGATAGCAGGTACAACATGAATGGCGTCGTTCTCTGAGATCTCCACATGGTACGCGGTCATGGATCCAGAAGACAGTGCCGGGATCACTAAGCTGTCGCCAGCCGTGATGTTAAGCCCGAAGTGATGCACGTTCTCACTGGAACCCGCAACAGACATGTGGTTGTTGTAGGAGGCGGTTTGTGCCACCACTGCGTGCTGGGAGACATCGAAGATGCCTCCATAGCGGTCGGTGACAACGGTCCCCCACCTGTCCTTAACAACATAACCATCGTAGTCTGGGACCGGGGTGGAACCATCATAAGAGATGGCGAAAGTGTAGGAACCAGACCTTAGGAAGGTGATCGTATTCATGCTGAGCTTGAATTTGTCAGCACGACCGACACGGGTGGCTCCGTGGAGATAAAGGGCAGAGGAGTCGGTGACAGCTTTGTAAAGCTTAATGCCACCAGACGTGGGGAGGAACGGGGACCACAATGTGATCGAGTACCGCACCCAGAGGGTACCGACTGCCTCGATGGCGGCTCCACCTTCGGTACCGACGACGAAGTAGCAGGGTAACTGCGACTCCTTCGCGTCGTTGGTGGATTGTTCAGCATGTTGGGTGGAACCCATGGCTGAGTTGGCTGCCGTGCGATACTTCTTACGAAGGAACTCGGACACGCGAGCCTTGACTTCACCAGAAGCCCAGACTGCGAATTGTTCAGCGCCCGGAAGGGACTTAAGCCAAATCAGAGTGGAGACGATGCCATTTCCTCCCTTGTCAGCAAGTGGGTCAGAAGCGTCATACGACGGAGCTACGGTAACAGCACCGGGAGTATCAGTAGCCACAAGAGGGCGATACTCAGCTTCAAGCTTGTTGAAATGAAATTGGGAGAAATGTTCGGCAACTCCTCCAAGCCAGGGAAAGGTCTTGGGTTCCATGGGGATGGAGACGGCGGACTTGGCTCCGCCTGACTGCATGCGAACGTCGGAGATGGACTCCTCGTGGGTGATAGTGATACTGCCATTCGGACCTGGAGAGAAACGTGGTGCGGAAGTGCGGACGATGCGGGATTGAGCGGCGGGGGCAGTGACCTGCTGGCCGTTCTTCTTCGCCGTGTGACCCTTGAGGGGGACAAGGTCTCCTCTTCCGGTACGTCGCTTAGGTTTGACATAATATTGTTTTGACATGTTTGCAAATGATGGGGCAATCTAATTCTACTTTAAATTGCTGCGCCGTGCCCAGCGGCGCCTACTCTATTCTAAGATGAATCGGTTGGAGCGTGCCAGCTCCGGGCTAGGGTCGACCTGCCGCCGAAAGGCCGGCCGACTCGGTTTAAACGTGAGTTCTAGTGCTGTTTGCTCATCTGGTCTCATACCGAATGCTCTCCAGAAAGATACGCGAGCCTGGTCAGTGATAGGCACTGGCTGCTTCCTCATCTTCCTGGTCATCCGGAAGAAACCCCCTTCGGTAGTGGTGTCTTTCAGCGTCCTTGCTCGGGGGTTCATTTCGAGCGCGGTTTGCGTGACCATGTCATAGTACTTCTCCAGTACCGGCACTCCTGCGGTCAACGCTGATCCACCATCACCTACAGACTTGAGCCAGTGAGCAATACCCTTGTCATCATACTTCTTCAGACAAACGGCATCCTTGGCCAAGCTCCGCGGGAAGTTTCGCACCATGATCCAACCCCTGGCAGTCTCTACTGGGTGGGTCTGGCAAAACTCGACTTCTTCCAACACATAAACCGGGTCTTCAATCTTGATTACATACCCCAATGAGCGCATAAACGCTGGCAAGCGGTCAACCTTGCTGAGATCAGAGCGTTCCATGATCAGAACGCAGTCATCCCCATTGTTGAGTAAAGCAGCCTTCAATAGCAACCTTGCTATGAAGGCCCACAACATGCAACACATGAGCAGACAATTCCCAATGCCTGTATTCATGTCCCCCGAGGCCCTAGTTCCATTCCTCTCGTAACGCACCTTATGACCATCAATAGTGTACGCCACGCCTTTGTTGCGCAATTGCTTGGACAACAAATCCTGGAGTTTCGGATCCCCCGGAAAGCACGATCGGTAGATCGAGTGTTCCCACCGCAATGCATCCTCAGAGGTGTGTTGATCAAATCGGACTGCGTCAATTCCAACAGCAACAGGGTCGTCGAAACGATCCCATTGTTCTTTGAACAGCCG